TTAAAATCTCTTGGCCTCGAGGAATCGGAAAAAGAATTGAAGAGATTAATCCGGATCACATTCACATTGCTACGGAAGGGCCCATAGGTCTAGCAGCAAGAATATGGTGTGATAGAAATGAATATTTTTATAACACAAGTTATCATACGAAGTTTCCAGAGTTTTTGTATACGCTATATAAAATACCCATTGAATTGACTTATTGGTACGTTAGATGGTTCCATAAACATTCCGGTAGAGTATTAACTACAACAAATTCTATGGTAGAAGAGTTGAAGACAAAAGGCTTTAGATCTGATATAATCTCTTGGAGTCGAGGAGTAAACAGAGAGCAACTGAATCCTAGCGTAAAGCATTTGAAGCAGATTGTTCCAAAAGTTCTTTATGTTGGTAGAGTTTCGAAAGAGAAGAATCTAGATGATCTTTGTCAATATCAAAATGATTTTAATATTGTGATTGTCGGTGATGGTCCTTATAGAAAAGAACTGGAAAAAAAGTATAATAGAGTAGAATTTGTAGGATATAAAATTGAAACTGAGTTGGCAAATCATTATGTATCTGCTGATGTATTTTGTTTTCCTAGTACAAATGATACATTCGGTATAGTGATGATTGAAGCTATGAGTCTTGGTGTTCCTGTTGCCGCATATGATGTTACTGGACCAAAAGATGTTATTGAAAATGGAGTCAATGGATATGTAGGAAATAATTTATATGAATGTATTAAAGGTTGCCTGTACTTGAATAGAAACAAAGTACAAGAGTCTTCGAATAAATGGACATGGCAAAACTGTTGGAAGATTTTTAAAGATAATTTAATAAGTGCTAGATAAATGACTAAAATGTTTACAAAAGATAATGTATTAAAATTTTTGGCTGTATCTATGTTTGTAATTGGAGGTACTTTATTAGCTTTAAACATAGCTATAAGTAAATATGCATTTTTTGGTTTTGTTATAGCTCATAGTTTTTTAAGCTATATTTTTTATAAAAAAGATAACGTTTTATTTGCCCAAAATTTCTATTTCGTTTTTATAAACATGTATGCAATATACGCAAGATTTTTTTAAGGAACAAATAAATGACAATGGCAAGACAGAAGAAAATCAATAATCTATCGATAGATAGATCTTTTTTTAAACCATTTAATTATCCGTGGGCGTATGACTCATGGCTAAAACATGAACAATCACATTGGCTTCATACAGAAGTTCCAATGTCTGAAGATGTAAAAGATTGGAAAAAGCGGTTAACGAATGAAGAAAAACAATTCTTAACTCACATTCTAAGATTCTTTACACAGGGTGATATTGATGTTGCTGGTGGATATGTTAATAACTACTTACCTCATTTTCCACAACCAGAAGTTAGAATGATGCTATTGGGATTTGCAGCAAGAGAAGCATTACACATTGCGGCCTATTCCCACTTGATTGAAACGCTTGGTCTTCCTGAAACAACATATAATCAGTTTTTAGAATATGAAGCAATGAAAGATAAACATGATTATATTACAGATATTTCATCACAGAATGCATCAAGGGAGACAACAGCAACACATATTGCGGTATTTTCAGCGTTTACTGAGGGTATGCAACTGTTCAGCTCATTCATAATGCTTTTAAATTTTCCTAGGCATGGTAAGATGAGAGGTATGGGTCAAATCATCACCTGGTCGATTGTAGACGAGACAATGCATGCCGAAAATATGATCAAACTATTTAGAACTTATATTGAAGAAAATAAAGATATTTGGAATGATGAATTAAAATCTAGAATATATACAATTGCTGAGAGAATGGTTGAATTAGAAGATAAATTCATTGATTTATCATTTGATATGAACGAAATGGAAGAATTAACATCCGAAGACGTTAAAAAATACATTCGATATATTGCAGATAGACGTTTAATTTCATTGGGTCTAAAAGGTATTTTTAAAGTTAAGAAAAATCCTTTACCTTGGGTAGAAGAAATGATTAACGCTCCAACACATACAAATTTTTTCGAGAATCGTGCAACAGATTATGCTAAAGGTGCTCTTGAAGGAAATTGGTCTGATGTTTGGGCATAAAAGGAGAAACATATGACAATCAAAGTAATAAATGGAGAATGTTCAAGTTGTGAATCAACTTATTCAGTTGAATATTCTGAAGAATTAGTAGCACAAGAATATCCAGAACATTGTCCGTTCTGTGGTGAACAAACGCAAGAACTAACAGAAGAACATCTTGATGATGATGAAGATCCTGATAATTTCGAAGAAGAATGGGTTTAAAGTGGACTTATAATAATGTAATATTTGATGATAGTATGATTGATGATAATTATGGATTTGTTTATTTAATCGAAAATTTGGAAACAAATAAAAAGTACATAGGTAAAAAGCTATTCTATTCAATTAAAACTAAACAAGTTAAGGGTAAAAAAAAGAGAGTGAAAGTTTTGAGTGATTGGGAAACGTACTTTGGTTCAAATGACGAATTAAAAAAAGATTTGCAAATATTAGGTGAAGATAAATTTTCTAGAAAAATTATTCACCTATGTAAATCAAAAGGTGAATGTAATTATCTGGAAGCTAAAGAACAGTTTGTAAATGCAGTTATGGAAAAAGATGACTATTACAACAATTGGATTATGGTAAGAGTTAGAAAATCACACATAAAAGGTTATAATGTTAGAAATTCTTAAAGATTTTAAAAACGGCGATTTTGATATGTTAATGTTTACACCAAACTCAGAAAAAGATGATGTTGTTGACATAGAAACTGTTCAATATACTGAACGTGGCGAAAAAATCGATATCAGTGAAATGGGTGATTCATATGATATAGTTCTTTTCAAAGAAGATGAAGAGGGTAATATTGCTAATTTGGATCATTTTGAAGCAATACTAACCGATTGTTTAGAGTACGCATCTGGACTAATTCCACATTCATGGTATGGTTTTATTTGTAAAAAAACAACAACTTCACATGTTGTTTTGAACAAAATACTTGACAACATAAAAAATATGTGATAAAATAATAAATAAATGAGTAATGGAGCTTTTTAATGAAAAACATTTACGAGATTTTTGACGAATTTGAACTTGCAAAAACAAAACAAGAAAGAATTGATGTTTTGCGTAAAAACTATACACCAACTTTGTATGAAGTTTTGAGATTAACATTTCATCCTGGATTTGAATGGTTAGTAAAAGAAATGCCGGAAGAATATAAAGTACCTGATACTTTGCCTGGCATTTCTTACGCAAAACTGAGTACCGAACTGCGTAGATTATATCTTTTTCAAAAAGGTAATCCTACAGCAGATCTATTAAAACAACAAAAACAAAAAGAACTACTAATTCAACTTCTAGAATCTATTGAACCTAGAGAAGCGGAGGTTGTTATTGGTATCTTTAATAAAGATTTAGGCGTAAAAGGTCTTACACTAAAATTTGTGCAGGAAGTATTTCCTAATATTTTGAAATGATTTTTTAATTAAACTAAAGGAGATTGGTACGGTGGCGAAACTTTTAACTAAATTTCGTATAGAACGAGATGAATATGCAGATGATTATAATTTCATCGAAAAAGATAAAAAAAATAAGAAAAAACAAATAAAAATGAAGCGTAAAATGAAATATTTTGAAGAAGATTCATTTTATGACAGTTTTAATCAAAAAGAAAACTATCGAAAGTAATTCCTATCATTTTTTGAACTTTATATTATGATTATTCACGCAAGATCTTCAAAAAAGGTTAAAGTTAAAAACAAGCCGGGTTACAAACTCGCACAACAAGAGTATGAACAGTGGTTAAAAAAGCATCAACCAGCTAAATCTGTAAATTTTGCAAAAAATGTTAGCCCTTTAAGTAGTAATTATTTGTGTGTTCCTGCTGGAAGAGACACAAAACATATTCCTAGTCTCAATTCGACTGGTGCAGTAACTCTTTCAAAGAAAAAAGCACAAATGTATACTGGTGATAAGATGTTGGGTATAGGAACACTCCATAAATCAAATGCAGTACCTGTTTTTTCTTCAGATGAAGCAAAAGATATGGCACAAATGCGTCGATAAATAAAAAAGGATACTGAAAATGGAAGATTCTCATAAACAATTGACTAAAATTATCAATAAATGGATAATAAAAAGTCAATATGAAAAAAGTATGGGTATAGACTTAAAAACAGGAAAATTTATTGGTGAAAATATACCCAAAACACTAGAAGAAATAAAGGAACACTATGGATTTTACTCAAGAGAAGAAATCTAAAGCAATAGAAATCATAGAGTGTGAAGATGGTTCAGGTGATTGTATTTTACAATTTCCAGATGAAATGATCCAATCTTTAGGATGGAAAGAAGGTGACACTCTTAGTATTACTGCTCAAGATGATGGAGCTATAATTCTAAAAAAGAAAGATGTATAAATTATCAGTACCATTTGATAATTGTTTATTGTTTGAGTTTAAAAAACAAAAAGATTTAGCATTAACTTTCTTCAGAATTCAAGAATACTATGAGTCTGATAATGATGAAATACGAGGTATTCCATTTTCCATTGAAACATTCTTAGAGCAACACATAGATAAAGAAGGGTATCTTGATTATTTTAATTTCTGGGATGGATTTAATCTACCAGGACACATAATTGATGAGTGGGAATTCAAAATTGGTAGCGATAAAACTGCTAGAGAAATAGATTTCATCAAAATTATTCGTGAAAACTTGGATACAAGTAAAAAATACTATGTAATCGGTGCAATTGCAAAAGATAAACTCACAATTAAGCATGAAATTGCTCATGCGTTGTACTTTATGAATGATGAATATCGAAATTCTATGAATGAAATCACAGAGAGATTTGAAAAAAACAAATCACAGTACAAAAAAGTTGTAAAATACTTAAAAAGTTTAAATTATAGTGATGTTGTGATGCATGATGAGGTTCAGGCATATATGGCAACTCAGAGTAAGAGTTCTTTGGTCGAAGATTTTGATGTGGATCTTATTAAGTGTCTTGATTTTATCAAAGAATATCGAGAACTGTTTGAAAAATACAACAAAAAAGCGACCACTTGACAGAAATCTGAGTTCGTGTTACTATAATAACACTACGAACAGGAAATCACATGGAACACTTTCAGTACAAATCACTTCTTGCAAAGCTAATGGCGTCAGAAAATCTGATTGTCGAACAGCGAAACGTCAAAACTGCGTCTTTCGATGTAAAAAATCGAATTCTTACAGTACCAATTCTCGATTCTAACATTTCACCTGATCTATATGATCTGTTGATCGGTCATGAAGTCGGTCATGCGTTGTATACTCCTCTTGAAGGTCTTATTGCAGCAGGCGAAATGAATCTTACAAAGTCTGTTGTGAATGTTATTGAGGATGCTCGGATCGAACGTAAGATCAAAACAAAGTATCCTGGTATTCGTCAAGGATTTCTGCGTGGTTATAAAGAACTCATCGAAAAGAATTTCTTTGGTACAAATGGTGTCGATACAGATACATTAAATTTTATTGATCGTGCTAATCTTTATTTCAAGTCAAACATGGTTCATCATCATAAGTTTAGTTCTTATGAGAAAACTCTTGTTTCTTTGATGGAGAGTACAGAATCTTTTGATGATGTTCTTGATGTTACTAAAAAAGTCATGGATTATCTAAAGAAAGAGCAAGAAGAGAGTAAGAAGAGTGTTCAGTTTGAACCAGATGATTCTGATGATGGTGAATTTGAACAATATGATGATTTTGGTGATACTTTCCAGCCGCCACCGAAAGCCTCCACCGATGATTTTGGTGATGATGAAGAAGATGAAGAGTATCCAGAAGAAGATGATGATGGATTTGGCTTCAACAATAGTGGTGGCCATGACTACGATAATACTAAAAAGCGTGATGAAATTGTTTCACACACAGATGAAGCGTTCAATATCAATCAGAGTAAACTATTTGCATCGAATATTCGGTACGAGTATGCGAATGTTCCAGACATTATTCTAGATCAAGTTGTTGTTGATTACAAAGAGATTGTTTCTCGCGGTAAGAAGTTCTATGAGAATGTGAAGAATATTGATGAGGGTGAAGACTATCGGACGCTAAAAGCTGAGAGGCATGTTGAAGAAGTGAATAAAATCAATGCAGAGACTAAGAAAGTTGTTTCTTATCTTGCAAAAGAGTTTGAGTTACGCAAGAATGCCGAGCAGACGAAACGTGCATCTGTTGCTAAGACTGGTGATCTGAATGTATCTAAACTGTATGCATACAAATTTAGTGAAGATATTTTCAAGAAAATTACTGTTATGCCTGGTGGCAAATCACATGGTCTTATCATGTTCATCGATTGGTCTGGCTCTATGGGTGATCATTTGACTAAGACAGTCAAGCAATTGATTTCGCTTACTATGTTTTGTCGGCGTGTGAGTATTCCGTTTGAAGTGTATGCTTTTAGTACAAAGTATTATGAAGAAAGTGTTCCTGCAGATCGTAGTCTTGCTATGCAGGTGATTCCAAAGAAAGGTGATGTTTACATTCATAATTTCAATCTATTGAATATTTTTTCCTCTAGGATGTCTTCTGCTGATTTTCATTTCTCAATGAGTATGCTTTTGGCTGCTGCAAAGAGTGAACGTCGGTACGCGCAGATTGTTGCACCACAATGGTTGTATCTCGGTGGTACTCCGTTGAATGAAACTGTTTTCGCTGCAATGAAAATTGTTCCTGAGTTTAAAAAGAAATACAATCTTTGTATTGTTAATACTGTATTTCTAACAGACGGTGAAGGTACAAACATCGATAATATCTATGAAGAATATGATGATAATGTGAATTATCAACTGAAGAGAATCAATTCAATTGAATACGGTTTTGATCGCTCAACAGGAAAATCAACTTACACGAAAGTTCGATTGATGTTGACAGATCCAGTAACAAAGAATCAAGTCATTGTTGATTCTGTTGAATCATCTACAGAGATGACTTCTGCTTGTGTAAAATTGTTGAAACTTCGTGCTAACTGCAATGTAATTGGATTCTACATTCTCAGTAATCGTGAGTTTAGACAGAGTTCTAAAAAGTTTTTCTCTTCATCAGCAAATCTTGATCGGTTATTCGCTGAATTCAAAAAAGATAATTACTGTATCACTACTACTGCTGGCTATGATGAATACTATCTTCTTCGTACTGACGGATTTGATGAATCAGAAGATGTAGTACTTGAAGTGAAAGAAAATGCTACAACTCGAAATCTAGTCTCTGCATTTAAAAAATACACCGGTGCCCGATTGAACTCTCGGGTAGTTCTTAACCGCTTTATTGGAATGATCGCATGAATATGAATATTGATGAAAAAGAAT